CACGTTCTTGTGACAATTCAACAGTAGCTTCAGTTAGATAATATGCTTGATGCTCCATCCAACTCTTAACTTCTTGTAGTGCGTCTTTATCACCATACTTAAAGCCACGCTTGGCATGCCAGTATGCCAAGTTAGTGATACCGATACCTAGAGGACGAATCTCATCGTTACTTAACTTACTTTGGATACTCAAAAAGTCTTGATAATCAAGGATGTTGTTAAGACTACGGTGAAGTATACGGCAAGCCCTACGCATATCTTCTGGATTACGGAAAGCTCCCCAGTTGATACTTCCAAGAGTGCACAAAGCGATACGGCCAGCATCATCATCCAAACGACGGAAAGGTTTAGTAGGTAGTAAGATTTCACAGCATAAGTTACTCTGATAAATTGTATGGTATTCGGGGTCAAACGGACCTTGATTCATTACGTTGTCTATGAATACCAAATAGATACGACCAGTATCTGTACGCTCTTTTAAGATACCACCCTTAAAGACTTCTTCTGCGGACATGGATTTCTTACGGAGGTTTTTATTTTTTTCATATTTAACATATAGTTCTTCGAACAACGCTGTATTGCTATAGAACGCTTCGTATAGGTCGGGAACTTCATTAGGGTCAAAGAAGGTAATATTCTCTTTATTTTTGAATCGTCTCCAAAAGAATGAAGAAAGCACCACACCGTAGTCCATGTGGCGTACACGGGTTTCTTCTGTTCCTTGGTTGTTTTTGAGAACAATAAGGTCATCGAATTGGTGATGCCATATGGGATAGAAAACCGTAGCAGAAGCATTACGAATACCTCCTTGTGAACAACTGCGTAAATCGCCGAACCACTTCTTTAAGAAGGGAATCATGCCTGTGTGTTGAATTTCGCCACCGCGAATAGGGCTACCCAATGAGCGTAATCGTCCAATCTCTAAGCCAATGCCAGCACGTTTGCTAGCATACTTTGCCATCATTTCGCCACTAGCAAAAATGGAGTCAAGATCATCATCACTACGAATGAGAACACAACTACTGAACTGCTTTGTAGGAGTCCCAAGCCCAGCAAGAACAGGAGTAGCGAGAGTAAATAAACCATCTGAAGCCGCATTGTAATATTCCTTTATGTAACGCATTCTTGCGCTGTTTGGTTCTTCTTTGTGAAAGACTGTAGCTGCCGCAATCATATAACGAACTTGCGGAGTTTCATATGTTTGCTTAGTAGAACGATTCTTAACTAGATATTTTTCAATCAATTGCTCAATGGCGGCATAAGAATAGTGTTCGTCTTTCTCATGGTCGATGAACGAATCCATCTTGTCCCAATCTTCTTCACTGTACCACTTCAATAGTTCATCAGTGTATAGTCCTGTTTCTACGTTTGTTTTAACGATTTCATAAAGGCGGGGAGGTTCATAGTCTCCGTATACATCTTTACGTAGCATACTAACACGCTGTTTGCCGGCTACATATTGATAATTCGTATGCCCGACATCTGGGTTTGATTCTACGTCAATTAAATCAACAATAGCACGTAATGTAATAGAATCGATTTCTTGTGTTGTTATACCATCATAAAAGTGAGGATTACTTCGAATCTCAATCATACTTGGACTAACATCGGCTATTCCTGCACAGATTTTTGCCACTTGTGCTTGCCATTTTACTAGATCGAGTGGTTCTTTTTTACCAGAACGTTTGGTTACGTTAATAATCATATGTTGCCTATTTTATCTTTTATTCTTTTAATATCTATTTTTTCTACTACTTGAAAATCTCTTAGATTGTTATTTAATACCGTGTCTGGCCAGTAATTCAGTATATATTTTGCGTTATCGACCAGGACTAATACCACATCTTCACCGGTATCGTTTCTAGCCAATACTAATTCTATATCAGAAGTATCTAATAGTAATAGAGTATAACACATTCCTATCGCTCTAGCAATAGAACAGTATATGTTTTCGGACAACAATTCCCATGGGTTAGGCCAGTTACCTACATCATGTGGGTGTAAATAATGGTTAACCAAAGGAGCAGATTGCCACCATTTGTCTATTTCTATACATTTGGTAGTAATGTCCGAATGTTGGAGTTTTTGTCTTAAATCATACCAGTTTTGAAGTCTGGCATCGTAATTGAGTTGGAATACGTTAATCACACTGTACTTATCTTTTTAAGAAGTACAGTGTGATTTTGTGTTAGAATCGACCTACTGCTACTTCGATTACGCCCGTAGCATCAGTAAAGTTTTCTAATGACTTACCAATGATTGTTCCGGCACGTGCTTCGTTGTTAGCAATAGCATGACCATTGCCAGCAGATACTAATAGATCGCCTTTGAACACAGGACCAATGACTTTGACTGGTACACGTCCTTGTAGTGCTATTTCTGCTACATGCTCCGCTTCCAAAGCACTGTTCATTGAGTAGGCAGCGTTTGTAGTAACAACCCCTGCTACTCTAGTAGTGTTCAACTCAGTTGAAATAGTAACTTCATGTTCACCACCAAATACTAAAACAGTGCCTGGTTCGTAATCAGTATCTGCTACATATTTTTCTGCCAAGTCAGCGTATGTAGCTTGCATCTTAGAACCACTACTTAATGACCAGTTACCGGTTATTGTACCTGCTGTTGTGTTTGCTCCGGTCGTTAGTAATGGGGTTTGAACTGATGTAGAGTGTACCGCTGTAGGTGACGATACACTTGAAACTGCGGCAAACACACCTTGGTCACTGAAAGAAAAACGCTGAGTTGGAGTTCCACTTACGTTAGTCATGAATCTTAGATACCAACCAGTGTTATCACCAAACTGAATAGTATTTGTATTAGGGGAGGTACTATTATTGAACAATAATGTTCCGCCCATAGACAATCCAGTTAATGTACCGGTACTAGTAATATTTGGTTGTGCGGCCGTTGTTACAGTACCTGCTGTTGTTGCGCTTGATACCGTACCACTTACGTTGGCACCAGCTACTGCGTTAGCAGTTGTTGCATAGCTTACAGCACCTGATACATTAGCACCTGCTACACTGTTTGCTGTGGTCGCATAAGCAACAGCACCTGATACATTGGCACCTGCTACACTGTTGGCAGTCGTTGCGTATGTCGCTAGACCAACTGCGCCTGACACATTAGCGCCGGCTACTGCGTTCGCAGTTGTTGCGTATGCTACTGCTCCTGACACATTAGCGCCGGCTACTGCGTTCGCAGTTGTTGCGTATGTTGCTAGACCTGCGGTCGCCGCATTTAAGTTAGCAACTTGTGTAGTAGATGATACTACTAATGGTGCTGTACCGGTTGCTATATTAGATATTAGTCGTGTACCAGTTACTGTAGAAGTAGACAGCAATGCTCCCATTTTTACAGTAGGATATGTTGCGTTAGCCCAGTCGATTACTGTTGTTGGTTCCGCCGCTACACCATCAAAGAATGTCCAGTAATCAGTTGCAGCATTTCTAGCAAGACCGGTATGTACGTATGACCCGTTATTATAGCTAGCAACTATACCTAAATCGACCGTGTCGCCGGAGTTATCTTCACCGATATAAATCAATGGATCCCCTACAACCAAGTCAGTTACATTACTATAGTTTACGTTACCAGTTACATTTAAATTACCGGTGATATCTAGGTTACCTGACAAGATAGTAAGAGCACCCGTAGTAACTTGTAGTCCATTACCAGCAGTTACTTTGTTTGTAGTTGATAGATTGTTTGCTGAAACGTTAGCGGTGAATACCCCGGCTGCCGCACCCATGTTGCCAACGTTGGCGTTACCAGTTACTGACAGAGTTCCACCTGTGATTAAATTTCCAGCAGAAGCGGTACCTGTTACTGACAATGAGGTTAGAGTTCCAGTACTTGTTATGTTAGGTTGTGAGGCAGTTGTTAGTGTACCAGTTAATAAGCTAGCGCCAATTGTCCCTGAGTTAGCGTATACATTTCCAGAGACAGTATTACCGGTCACATCAACCGAAGTTAAAGTTCCAACGGATGTGATATTTGGTTGTGCTGCCGTATATACAGTTCCTGCTACTAGACTGTTTCCTACTTGACCCGATACGTTAGCACCTGCTACAGCATTCGCTGTTGCCGCATAGTTTACTTGACCGGATACATTTGCTCCGGCTACTGAATTAGCTACTGCCGCAAAACCTACTTCGCCTGATACGTTAGCACCTGCTATAGCATTCGCTGTTGATGCGTATGTAGCTAAGCCAACAGCTCCTGATACGTTAGCTCCAGCTACACTGTTGGCAGTGGTAGCGTATGATACTGCTCCGCTTACGTTTGCTCCGGCGACTGAGTTGGCAGTTGTTGCGTATGCTACTGCTCCTGACACATTAGCGCCGGCTACTGCGTTCGCAGTAGTCGCATAACTAACAGCACCGGTGACGTTTGCTCCGGCAATATTAGTTAAACCTGATCCATTACCAGTGAATACTCCTGTATTAGCTGTTATATTTACCCCGGTAATTGTACCATTGACCCCCAATGATGTAAGTGTACCAACGCTAGTGACATTTGGCTGTGATGCTGTGGTTAGTGATCCAGCTACAGTAGTAAACACACCACCTGTAGCACCAATATTTCCTACGTTTGCGTTGCCAGTAGAATTCAACGTACCCGCAACGTTGACCCCGGTACCAGTCGCTGTGAGAATATTAGCATTACCTGCTACACTTATTGTTACGTTTCCACTAACGCCTACAATATCAACATTACTTGTACCGTTAGCAATAGATGAAACTGCGATATCACCTGCTATTAGTGTGTCAGTAACGGTGAGATTTGCTACCGTTACGGTGTTGGACGTATCATTAAAGACAAATGCGTTGGATCCGGCTAAACTGCCCTGATCGTTATAAAATACTTGTGTGTTGCTGGTTGTAACGGCGGGGAAAACACTAGTGTTCCCTCCTGATGTTTTGACAGCAATCTGATCGTTGTCGTCTAAAAATATCGTACCTTTCCCGGCAGCGGGTGTCGGTACTGTGTTTGCGGCTTCTTGTTTTAAAATTAAAGACATAATTCTTCCTATTACAAGTATTTATCTTTTTTGGCACCCACACTGTGGTGCCTAATAGTGTATTTATGCCCCTATGAATGTGAACGTTCCAGCAGATCCTAGTAATAACAGTCCCCAAATACCTAAAACCGTGAAGTATTGCTTGATAGAAGTGCCGAAATATCTATTTCCGACCATAACACACTTGTGTGTAGGGCTTATTAAATACCCCACAAAGTCTACCGCAAAAAACCATAAAAAGTATTGATGACCAAAGACCGTTGACATTAGCACAGCAAGAGCAACAAATTTACCACTAGAACCCATCAAAAAGCTAGCGGCAAATCCAAACAATGATATGATAGTCATACCATAAAATGTCGCAGGGTCTACTCCAGCAGATTTAATCATATCAGTAAAATATGCGCTATGCGACTTTAAATAGTTACCTAAAACTATCACAGCCGCAACAGTTAGTATGACTTCCCAATTGATATAGCTTAGTAATTTCTTAATATCCCATGTCTGTGTCAAGAACATGTACCATAATGCTAAACATCCAAATATAGGGAAAACATTTGTGTTTCCGCCCACATAGATATAGGCAGCTATTGCGACAAAGAAAGGTAGAACATTACGTATTACGGAGCTTATTTTGAATGGAACAAAGTCAATTTCTATATCATCTTCTTTGACTTGAGTGAATATGTAATAGAAAATAAACAACAAACTAACCGCTAATATAGGCCAAACTATACCGAGCCAAGCGGTATACCCTATGCCAAACATAGCCATTGGCAATATAACCGTTTTCTCTAACGGAGACCACATATAGTAATGATGCGTTGCTAGATAATCTACTATACCCATTCGCTGACGACCATGGTCATGACCACATGAACAATCTTTTTTGGTAATTGTATCTAATACTCCTGCTGATACAGTAACTCGACCCTCAATGGGAAGTACACCACTGACAGCACTAATTAAAAACAATACTACACGATTGCTTTTAAATGCTGATTTAATGTAGGAATAAACCGGCATGAAAAGATTCTGTTCTTTTGCTATACCAGAAACAATCATAATAAAGAATATCAACCAAAGATATTCTAATCCCTTTAATAACTCTAAACTCATTTATTTTCTCCAAAAGTGAAAGGGGCATTTCTTAGGTTCTTCTTTATGAAAATGATTGTCATACATTTTCTTGATCCTAGAACGATTTAATATGTAACTCATGCTATTGACAAAATTACGTTTTTTAGACCATATTTCATCGTTAGCGTTTTTATCTCTAACTACTAATTCAAACGTTTCTTCACTCAATGGAATAATGTGTGCTAGCGGTGTGCCTGCTGTGATTCTGCCTGTGCCAATTGGCGTATTCCAATTCAATTGAATATTGATTTCTGTACTGATACTTGGATCTAAAATCCCAGTCAATGCTTCAAACTCATATGAGTCAGGGTATGGTAGACTAGTTATTAACAATTTAACTCCTTTAGGCGCTATAACATGCCACGGCGTGTTTAGTTTCAATACACTGGGGTGTGTCCATTTAGGTCTAGGTAAATACTTAGCAACGTCTTTGTGACTATGCGCTGAAGCCAAATCACCGTTCAATTTATAGTTCAATAGCTCTTTGCTAGGTATTTCCCAACCATATTGTTCACCGTCAGTATTCAATGTTATGTCATGCCATGCTGATACTATATAACCATAGTTAAACAAATCGAATATACCTGGGCATCTATACAAATGTGGTTTCTCTTTGTTACTTTGTTTGTAGTCTGCTCGTACTGTAGATACCCATTTAGGTAAGCAATCTACTGGCTTCAATATAGGTACAGTGTCTACTAACCCGTACACATCACTATAAAATTCAATCTTCCGCATCTTCTAAACTCACTGGTGCTTGAAATCTGATGTTGAAGGCAATGTTTATTCTAGATTTATCAGACATATTCATTTCTACTTCATGGGGAAGCCACGCGGGCCACATCAATAAATCCCCATCTTTAGGCGAGAACGACATTGGACTTACGAAGGGGGCATATGGATTACATCCTTCAGTTAAATTAATAGGGTTGAAGTACACAATGTCCCCTGTGTCTTCTGCTTGTAAATAATAGCAAGCAACGTAATGCCATAATTTGTGTTCGTGCATGGCATTGCGACCGCCAGGCTTGTTGATGTTAGTCCAATATTTTAATTCACTACCTACAAAACTTTTTGTTTTTCTCTTATAGATAGGATCTATTTCTTGATAGTAATTGCCGGCTTCCGCGACCATTTCATTGAGTTCCTTCTTCAGCCATTCAATGTTATTGTACTGAAAATAACTTCTCCAGCACCCTCGATTAGTCCATGCGACTGTCTGGGAATTTCTTGCTTGTTCAGCTAATGCCTGGTCAATTAAATCTTGTCGTTGTTCTGGTGTGCCGACGTTTCTATAAAATATATCGGCACTTAATACAGGAAATCGCTTTGTCATTTTTGTACCACTACAATATACAGGCCGTTCCACCATTGTGTCTTATTCTCAGGGCTGTTGAGCATCATCTTAGAATATAGTTTCTTCAGTTTAGCTAATCCTATACCCATCTCTGCTCCTTGAACTACGCCCATCCAATTAGCATCATCAAATATCAATATGGCAGTATCCGCAAAACACTCACTATAGTATTTGACTGCTTTCATTGTAGTCTCTATGTCATGAGGACCATCGTAGAAAAACAAATCAATATCTTTAATTTTCGACTTGTCTACATTAAACAAATCAGTGTCGTGAACGTTGACATTGTATCCTTTTAAATTATCCAGAAAGACCTTTTTAGTATTATCGGGTAATTCAAATTCTTCACTCATGGGTTGAATGTCAGTTGTCCAACTGTCAACACAGTGCATGTTTATTCCCGCTTGGGCAACCGCAGTTGCTGTAGCCCCCATTGCACTGCCTACTTCTAGATAGTTGCTACTGCGTTTTGCGAGTGCGTACAATAATTTCTGAACTCTAGGGCTCGTTAATCCTTCTACTTTAATATCTAGGTCAATATTAGCTGAGTTTACTAATTCTTCTGTTACTGTAATTATTTTTGGATGCGCTACTTCTTTTGACTTTGCTTGATATATCTTATCGCAATAGTCGCAATCCCAGCAATCAAACTTACAATTCTTTATCTTGTCTCGCCAAGCATTGATTGGTTTGCCGGCTAGATTAGTATCTTGGATGTATTCTTCAAACGTATCAAACAAGTATTCTTCGTTGTTTTTGTAGCGTTTAATGATATTCATTGTCTCGTATAATCTATCGATAGATTCACGACCATGCATCTTGATTACGTCAGCATATTGTAGTAACTCGTCCCAATCTTCTTTCCAAGGTGGGAAGTTGGCAGTCTTCAACATACTACTAGGATCTTCATAATCCCACTTAGGACAACTCACACGGCTAATAGTATCATTAAAGTACTGAGCACCATCTTGGCCGCGAGTATTGTTAAATTGAAAATGCTCTTTCATGACCGGGCATCCGCCAGCACACCCTTCGTTTGCTAATAAGCTAATTTTGATGCCATACTTGTCAGCAACTTTGCGTATCTTAATCAATTCATCACGGTCACGCATCAAGTCACGGTCTAAGTTTACGTACTTAAATCCGGCTTCTGCTAGTTTAGCAACTTCATTAGCTTTGTTGGTGTCCCAAAGAATAGTATTCTTAATAAACAATTCAGGGAATTCTTTTTGAAGCTGACCAGTCATTACCCAATGAGTGTGCGGTATTGTAGCAGAACGTACACCAGCCGCGTAGAGCATTCTAAAATTAGAAATAAACAAGTCTAAGTTTTCTTGACTGGGTCGAACTAATGTATTATTGAACGTAGCAGATACTGGAATACCCAATGTGTGTTGAATGTGTAGTGCTGCCTCGATAGGGGCAGTATTATTGATATCAAAAACATCACCCATAGCATCTTGAATGAAGGGTGGCATACGACTAGTAAAGTACAAGTCGTATATAAATTCTTTATGATCCTTTAAGAAATCATAAAATTCTTGAAATTGTTTTGGATCTAGTTTTGGATTTATAGGAATTGAGAACATGCATCTATATATCGCCTACTTATAGGTCGTATACAGAACTTTCTACCCAATTCATATCTGCTTGTTGTTTTGCTGGCATGTTGTACCCAAAGCGTCTATGTATTACTACATTTAATTCTTTGACTGTACTACATTGTTTTATTTCAGCTTCGACTAATTGTTTCTTAGCTAATAATTTAGCAATGTTCGCTTCATATGCTTCGTGTGCTTTAGTTATTTTGTCAGCCATATCATCTTTGGATATACCCCTAGCTTCTGCTAATGATGACAACAATGGTACACTAGCAGTATGATCTATTTTATACGACCATGCTTCTGATAACTGAGTAGCCCAAGACGCAGTTTCTAGCCTAGATACTTCAGCGTTTATATGTTCAAGTCTTCGGTCGTAAACTTCATCTAGCATCTTTCGCAACACAATCTTCATAAAGACCGCGGCGCTTGCTATATCTTCTTCAGTTAGATAGTATTTAACTTTTGTACCATCTGCTTCAGTGCTACTGACGATATCTAATTGGTCATTGGCTAGTGTCTTTGATCTTACACTGATGTATCCAGAATAGTTTCCGGCAAATTTCCACGCCATAGCTATTTTTTCATCATCGATGATTGTTGCGTTAAGGTGTTTGATTGGAACGATATCTTTAACACTATCATCCAACCATCCCACAACATAATCTAGGTACTGGCCAACACGTTTGACCAGACCCATTTGTTGTTCATTTACTGTTTTGAACACTAGGAACATTATCGTCTGCCTTAAACATTAACTGTTGAACTAACGCTGAGTTAGGCAACATATTTTGCTGTATACCTTGGTTAACCTGACTTAGTAAATTGTTTGTTCTCATTTCATTTCTTACAAAGAAATCACACGCCAAACGCATTACTTCTAACTGTTGGTCGGGTTCTAACATAACTACAGCGTCCATGTTACCCACGCCTGCTCTGCCGTATGCTATCATATCCATAGCAGTTTGTTTAGCTAGTCGTAGAGTCCAATAATCTTTTTCCAACTTCTCGCACAGTTCGGGGTTATCAAACGCATCTATTAATTTAGTACCATCGGGTAATGTACCTTCCGGGCTTGCGTTAAAATCATCAATTACTTTTAAAAACAAATCACGTTCTTGTACTGAGTCACGTAATCTAAGTTCACTGCGCTTTAGTACGCCTTCCATTTTAAAAATTTCCAGATCATGCAATGCGGCTTGTATAGGACTAGATTCTCTGATGGATTCTGCTTTTTCTTTTTCTAATTGAATTTCTAATTGAATTTTTTTGTATTCATAGATCATATTCTCAACTGCCATTTCGCGGCCGTTCAATTCAATTATATACTGTTTTAACTTTGCGTATGGAGTAATTTGTGCGTTACCCACAAAGTTTTTTACTTTGAATTCAGGCATAACCAAATTACGGTCTGCTGATTTTTCAATTAATGCTCTGTGTTCGTTGCTTACTTCAGTAGTGAAATCTTTCATTTATATCTCCGGTTTAATACTCTACTTATGCCTTCCACGCACAGTGCCCAGAACTTCCTCCCGGAACCCCTGTTCTTGTACTTCCCGAACCAAGCTCATATCCTGTATCGGCTGTGTAACTAAACTTCCAACCTCTGTTGTTTTGTGCTCCGTCATACATACCCATCATATACTGCCAATATTGTCCCATGTCAAAATTCTCTTCTCCTGAATTACCTATAGGTTTAGGAATAGTAGTATATGTATCAGTACTAGTTATGTACTTTCTAAGATTATATCCGCCGTTATATCCACCTTCATTACCAAAGTATCCAAAGCCTAATTTACTTGAGATACCTTTTTGCTGTCCATTAACGTTAACGTTGGCAGCATTAGCTATTGTGTATGTAGTACCTGTACCAAACGTAAGTTTTTGACCACTACTACCCCACCAGTAACCTGAGGTCTCGTCACTGATTGACGCAACACCATACTGATAAGAGGAATCACCTGTTTGTCCAGATACAGCACCAGATGAAAAACTCTCGGTTGAGAATGTCCAAACACTAACATCTGCGCTACTGCCCCCTGTTACATAAGCATATTGTGTTTCTTTGAATATTGTACCACAATCGTTACGTGCAACTGGCATATTCCATGATGATAATGAGCCAGCGCTTGTTTCAGTAGCCATATTATATGCTACTGTAGCAACTGCTGTTCCGTCCCATGTTGGAGATGCACACCACATATAAGCAGTAGTTAAGCTATTCGCGCCTGATGTATAGTTGGCTGCTATCGATAACAAGTCACCTAAATTAGTCATAATATCGGTACTTTGGCTCATTCGATTTACGTTTTTCCATGGGCTAGCACTTTGATACCCACCTGCAACATAACTAGTTGATATAAGTTGTCTATATAAAAATGCAGTTCCACTAGCGTTCTGTGTCACATCCTTCCACAAACCACCATCATATATCTCCATGATGTTAGTAGATGAATTGTAGATAACCTGTCCTGTAACAGGGTTTGCTGGTCTAGCATTGCCGGCAAACACCGGTATGTTTATGCCATCGTTTGATAATACAATATTAGAATTTAGCTTGAATGCCATTTAACTTCTCCAGAAACAGTTACCAGAACTGCCACCTGCGACACCCGTACGTACACTACCAGAGCCTAATTCATAACCACTATCAGTTGCGTAGGTAAACTTCCAACCTCTGTTGTTTTGTGCTCCATCGTACATACCCATCATATACTGCCAATTTTGACCCATGTCAAAGTTTTCTTCTCCTGAATTACCTACAGGTTTGGCAACAGTAGTGTACGAATCGGTTGAGATTACATATCTACGTAAATTGTACCCGCCATTGTACGTACCTTCATTACCCATATATCCTCTACCTACTTTACTTGAGATACCTTTTTGCTGTCCATTAGTACTTACCCCAGACGCATCTGCGACGGTGTACGATGTTCCTGTACTGAACGTAAGTTTTTGACCACTACTACCCCACCAATATCCTACGAATTCCCCGCTGAATGCGCTAACACCATTCTGATAAGAGGCGTCACCCGTTTGTCCGGATACGCCACCTGCTGTAACAGTTTCTGTACTAAGATTAAATACGTCCACTGCAGCTGGACCGCCGCCGGTGACATAAGCATATTCTGTTTCTTTAAATATAGTTCCGCAGTCATTTCTTGCGTTACCTAAATTCCACCGAGTTGCTGTACCTAATGTTGTTTCAGTAGTCATGGCAAATGCTACTGTAGTATTAGTTGGTGTTGTAGGAAATGCGTCAGGTGAGGCACACCACATAAAAGCTGTTGTTAGGCTACATGCTCCCGAAGTATAGTTAGCTGCCGTCGCTAACAGATCACCTAGGTTAACCATAACATCAGTACTATGTGTCATTCTATTAACGTTTTTCCAAGGACTGCTGTCTTTGTATCCGCCAGCAACATAGCTAGTTGTAATAATCTGTCTGTACAGTAGAGCCCCGGAATATATAACAGGTCTCCATACATTTCCTTCATCGAATCTTTCCATGTAGGCTGTAGTAGAATTGTATATGACTTGTCCGATCACAGGATTCGCTGGTCTAGTGGCTGTGGTATATATTGGCATTACCAAGCCGTTTACTGTCATTATGTTGTTGCTACCTATAGAAAATGCCATTATGTGCTCCAAACGCAATGACCAGAACTGCCGCCAGGTACGCCGGTTCTTACGCTTCCTGAACCTAGTTCGACACCCAAGTCAGTAGCATATGTAAACTTCCAACCTCTGTTGTTTTGTGCTCCATCATAACCGCCCATCATAGACTGCCAGTTTTGTCCCATGTCAAAATTCTCTTCGCCGGTATTACCGATTGGCTTATTGATTGTGGTGGATGTTTCTGTCGAGAACACCATGCGATTTAATATATAGCCGCCGTTCCAGCTACCATTTCCACCAGCATAACCACGACCCCATTTACTATTAATACCCTTTTGTTGTCCGTGTGCTCCGCCAATAGAAGAACCTCGCAATCCACCAGCTGCAGCCACTAATCCATTGCTTGTAAAAGTATGAGTGTTGAACGAAAGTTTTGTGTTCAATGGGCCTGTAGCCCAAAACCAACATGCGTTTTCATCGCTTACAGCACTTGTATCACCACTACCTTGTGCAGTATAAGACAACACCGTATCAAATGGTAAGTACATAGGTGTTCCGTAATACATAGTTTCGGTTGTAAGATTAAAAATATCAAATACGGCTGATCCACCACCTACGATATAAGCAAATTCAGTTTCTTTGAATCCAGTGCCCATGTCATCTCTAGCAATTCTAGTATTCCAATTAGCATTGGTACCGGCTGTAGTCTCGGTGTTCATATTAATTGCACTTGTAGTTGTGCTTGCTCCAGGGAATGAACCGTCTGTACTCCACAAGAAACCTCTGGTTAGGTTATTAACACCACTTGTGTATACTCCTGCATAACTTAACAGATCGCCTAAGTTAGTACACACATCTGTACTGTGTACCATCTTGTTTACATTTCGCCATGGGCTAGTATTTTGATATCCACCCATAACAAAACTCTTTACAATTATTTGTCTGTATGGATAACCTGCTGTTCCGGGAAATACCCCCAAGTTATTCCAACTACCGTTAGCGTACACCTGCATGTACTGGGTAGTAGAATTATAAATTACTTGTCCTTCGACTGGACTAGCGGGCAATGTCGATGAGGTGAATACCGGTGCCTTAAATCCACTAGAAGTTGCGTTTACATTTGCGTTGCCGCTATTACCTACATAGAATCCCATTATTTGCCCTTCAAACTATTGATTTGTTCTTTTAGGTCTTGTATTGTTTTTTCATGTTCTTTGATTGATTCTATCAAGTATGGAACCAATCTTTCATACATAACCGTTAAGTACTTATCATTAATTGGGCTGGGTCTAGTAGTTTCTTCAGCAACTCGTTTGACAGATTGTGCGCTGACACCAACTTGAAGTTCATCAGCTACACCTAAGTCTTTTGCTATTTGATTAGGACGATAGTAGAAAGTTTCAATAGCACATACTTTTTCTACTGCGTTTTCAATAGGACCGATGATATCTTTCAAATTGACATCAGAGTAGTTAGTGATAACGTCACCTACACAATAGATATTACCTGTGTTTCTGAATGACCCGTCACTTGAACGAATTTCTGCTTTAATCGTAGGAGTTGTTTGTTGCGCCGAACCAGATTCCCATGTCCATCCATAACCTGAAGCATCTTCGATAAAACTTCTTAGGCCCCAGTTAGTGACTAAGTTGCCGCTAGGTGCTGTAATATTACCAAAAGGACCACAACCTGTTGCTCCTGCGGATGACATATAATCAGTCCAGGCCGAATAACTACTAGAATACCAAGATATACCAGTACCGGCACCTGAACTTCTGTTAACCAAAATCTGAGGTAGCGTTGATGTTCCAGAAACAGAAACACTAGATAGTGTACCAAC